ACTGTTTTTGATACTCCTGTACAATGGGTGTGTGATATTGCAAAGAGACACATTGAAGAGGGACACGATGTTGTATTCTTCAGTGCAAGAAACGAATCACAAAGAAGTCTTACTGAAGCTCAGATTGATGAGTGGATTGGTAAGGGTCATCAAGGATTGTTCCTTAGACCCGAAGGTGACTTCAGACCCGACGAGATATTCAAATCAGAACTTGCAGATAAGTTCGAAGAGTTTGGTGGTAAGATTGACCTTGTATACGATGACAGGAATAAAGTTGTTGCAATGTGGAAGGCAAGAGGTATCACTACTGTTCAAGTTGCCGAGGGTGATTTCTGATACTGCAACGTGTTTCTGCAAGACCAAAAAAAAACCCCTCGAAAGAGGGGTTTTTAGTATCACCGAAGTGATTAGAACCGAAGTCCTTACAGAATGTTTGACACTGCAAATTTTCTGTAGTACTGGTTAGTTCCCGCAGTTGCAAGTCCGTCTGCTGGTGTAGCACCAACGAAAGGATTTGAAACCATACCATATCTAGTTTTGAAACCGATTTTTGGTTGGAAAGTATTCTCACCGACAGCACGAACCATTTGTAATGGTACGTAAGGACAGTAGAAAAGACCAGCATCATAAGGGTTAGTTCCTCTATAACCTACAGTCAAGTAATCAACACCAGCATATGGGTCGACGTATACTTTAACTCTTCCGTTTAGGATACCAGAAAATGTATTGCCAGTGTCGTCAACGTTTAAGTTTGTAGATAAAGCAGGTGCGTAATCTAATACTCCTGCCATTGAAAGAGCAGATGCTACGTCTGAGGAACATAGGATAAAGTTACCTTTTCCTCTTCTTGTTTCTTTAGCTATCTTGTTTGACTCTCTTTCGATTTGGAACAATAATCCTTTAAATTTCTCAACAGACCATCTTCCGTTTGCGTCAACGTCTAAGTTGAACGTTCCAGCAGTAGCAGTTGCAGCTGCACCTACTTTAGCTTGAACGTTAACATTTCTGATAACTTCACGGTTGATTTCTGCAAGAATTTCTGATGAAAGAATATTTGCAAGTTCTGATTCTGCATCAAGACCGTGGATTGCTTTGAGGTCTTGTGCTAATTCGAGTGTGTACTCTGCTTTTAATGCTCTGGATTTTGCAGTTACGGTTGCTTTCTCAATGCTGAATGCCATTTGAGCGAAACCGTTTGATGCTTCAACGTCTCCAAGTGCTTCTGCACTTGCTGTTGACATACCCGCACCTGTATCAGTCGCATATGAACCATTGAATGGGTCATTATTACGTGCTGCTAAAGGGCCGTCAGCGACAACTTGGTTGTCATTGGAATACTTAGTATCTGCTTCGTTAAATAACGCTTCAGTTTTACCTTCTCTTCCTGCTGATGGATAGTCATTGTATCTTGCTTTCATAGCAAAGATAAGCCCTGTTGGGCCAGTCATTGGTTGAACACCACAAATGTCGTATGCAACGAGATTTGGCATGGCTCTACGTACTAATGAAATCAAGATTGGATTCCAGTTAGATACTGCAGAACTTCCAGTAGCATTTAAAGGTGCTGCTTCGTCAAGAGTTTGACCTTCTTCGAAAAGGGCCTTCTCTTGGTTTTCAAGAATAACAGCAGTAACGGCACGCTTGTAGTTGTCTTCGATTTTTGGTAAATCGGAGTGTTCTAGAATCGGCTGCCACTTCTCTTGTAAGTTTTCTGATAAAAACATAATTTTTCCTTTAAATTAACCTAATGGTTTTAGTTTTGTTATTGCTTGAGTGTACTGTTGCATATCGGGTGCAAGTGTTGGTGCAGATTGCTCTGAGATAACACCTGTTCCTTCTTCTACAATAGTATCCTCAACTAGTTTGTCAATGTCATTTGGGAAGTAAGCTTCTGCAATTTCAGCAATCTTCTCAGCGAAGTCTGCCTCATCTTTAAAGTCTACACCATTTGACAATGATTCTAGCTTCTCTTTTTGTGATTCGGACAAACTGTCACCAGCTGCCGTTACCACGTTACTTCTCTTGAGGGCATCTAACTCTTCTGTGATGTCAATATTTCTACTAACTTCACCATCAAGTTTCTGTTCCATCTCGTCGAGACGATTTGCGAGTTCATCGATAACGTTGTACTTATCTTCTGGCACGTCAACATAATGTTCTGTGAACAATGTTTTCAAACCATCGATGAAGTTTTCTGTCATCTCTGCTCTCAATCCTCTTTCTATTGCAAGTTCGTTTTCTTTCGTCCACTCTTCTGCAACATATGAAAGATATTTATCAACACCTTCCGCTAGGTCGGTTTTGATTTTTTCCACTGAGGATTTTAATTCTTCTGTGTACTGAGTCTCTAGGGACTCTTTAATTTCTGCAACTTTTGAAGTCACTGCAGCTTTGAAGATAGTTCTAGCTTTGTCAGAATTCTCGTCTGATAAATCTAATGCTTCTGAGATTTTAGATAGGTCGTCTTCTACTTCAATCTCGATTAGATTTGCTTCGAGCTCTGCAGAAGTTTCTTCGTCAACTTCCTTCTCTTTCTTTTTATCTTCGTCTTCGTCATCACCCTTTTCGAAATTGAACTTTTCAGCGAAGTCTGCGACTGCATCTTCGTCCATTCCTTTTAGTGATTCTACTATTTTTCTAGCTACTTCTGCTTTAGTAAGGGTCTCGTCAACTTCTTCTTCTGATATAGAACTAAATCTACTTTGAAGTTCTTCCTTAGTCATTTCCTTCATATTGTTGACGATAGCTTTGATAGATTCCATTTTAGTAGATTTAACTACGTCTTTAGATTCTTCTTCTTCTTCTGAAACTTTTGCAAGTTTAGGTTGCTTGTCTGCCTTACCAGCATTCTTTTGTTGGGCATCACCACTTACTGGTTTCTGTCCTTCTGCTTTCTTGATAGATGCAACTGCTTTGTCAACAGGATTTTCTTCGGGTTTAACGACTTCTGCTTTACCTTGACCTACGGTCTCGGCGTCAGATGAACCTTGCTTTACAGGTTTCGCGTCACCTTTTTGAGCACCGTCTGTAGGTTGTTTCACTTCAGAAACTTCTACTTCTGTACTTTCTAGGTTATTTTCTAACTCTGCCATGTTTTTCTCCTGTTTGAGTTTACTTTTTTATTTATATGTTAAAGGCTTTCAACAAACCTTTTCCATAGATTTAACTTAGTTTCTTCTAATTTATTCAGCTTAGCACCCCTTAATTGAGTCCTCATGCTGTCTGCGTCAACTGCTTTTAATATACCGTTAGACATAATCCACTCTACACCCTCGTAAATACCTTCAACGAAGGCCTCGGGAGCAGATGGGTCTGCCACTATATCGGCTGCTGTTGCCAATTGGAAGTCACCTTTTACGTATTGAGCACCACCTTTTTCTTCCAAAGAACCTAATCCTCTAGATGAAACTCCTAATTTGGCACCATCGTCGATAAGATTTCTTACAATCTGACCGTTTGGTGTGCTCAAAATCTTTGCACGTCCTATATAATTGTTACCATCTTCTTCTAAAGATGTAATCATATGTGACACTTTATCAAGATTGATAGTCGGGCCCTCGGGATGACCGAGTTCTCCGAATGCTCTATCCTTCTCAATGAATTCTTTTCTATAACGGTTAACTTCTTTTTCCATAATTGCTTTAGGATAGACTCTACCGTTTCTATTTTTTATTTCTGACTGCATGAAGACACCTTCTATGAAGTATTCCTTCTTGCCTTCACTGTTTGCTTCAACAATGACTGGTGACATTTGATAGTCGTTATATTCAGATATTAATTTCATTTATAATTTCCTCTACTGTTATTCCTTCTTCAGACATGGTAGACATTATCTTTTTAATGTCTTTCATCTCTTTCTCTGCAGCTTTCAAATCCTTATAAGAATTATCACCACTGAATAAATTACCATCCATATACACATCAACTCTATTCTTTCTGTTCTGTGCATACGACACCATCACTTTTTTCGAACCAATCCTTACCGAATCACTTTTGAGTTCTTTTGAACCTGTTGGCAACTTTAATTTTGCCTCGTTCAACTCATTAGATAATACGTTAAAGGATTTCACTAACTACTCTCCAGTAGGTTCTTTAGTGGGATTATCCATCCAGTCGACTTGAGCATTAACTCGTTTCATGTCGACAGCATCCGCTGCACTCTGTTTAAGTCCATCACCGATAGACCCTCTTGCAGCTTCGAATTGACCTTGTTCTATTTGGTCAACTATACTTTTTGCTATTTCACTACTCATATTTTAAAAACTCCCGAAGTCATCTTCGTCTTCTTCATCGCCCTTATCACTATTTCCTTCTTTAGCGATTTGAGCATCAATTATCTTTATGTCTTCTTCTGATTGTCTTAGTATATACTTTCTAATGTACTCATCTGAATAGTACTTACCAACATACTCTGAAGCCTGACCGAGAGTATCTAATCTCTCTCTTAAAATCTCTGCATCCTTCAACTCTGTAAAATGGTTGTCGGTTGTAAAATCATACTGTAAGAAGTCTTTGACTTTGTCAAACTCCTCACCACTTACGATTTCCTTAAGTACTAATTGTGTCTTAAGAATATCTGTAAAAACTCTTCCAAACTTCTTCTGAAGTCTGTTTGTGAACTTATTAAATTTAAGTTCGTCTCTAGAAATTTCAGATGAACGACCCATGTTGAATCCGTTATCTGCTTCCATTCTAGATGAAGGTACGTTTAGAGATTGATATAACTTCTTCTTGAAGTATTCTATATCATCTATGTCTGCTAGGTTTTGTCCGCCTGGCAATGTAGTAATCTCTGTTCCTCTACCACCTTCTCTTCTTGGTAACCAAAAATCTTCCAACATACTCATATGTTTTCTATCATCTTTGATTTCACCTGTATCTGCATTGTAAACCAACTTGTTCTTGTATCGGTTCATTACATCAGCAAGATACTGTTCTGCCTTTGCTTTTGGAAGGTTACCTACGTCGATGTAGAATATCCTTCTTTCGGGGGCTCTTGAAATCCTATAGATAACAAGTGCATCTTCCATCATTGATAACTGATTTGCAGTCTTCAATGCCTTGTGCAGATACCCGATAACTACGTTCTTAGTGTAGTCAAGTAATCCCGAAGTTGTATAACATACTGCCTCGGGTGCAATTCGTACAGTGTTTCCTTCCGCTGCACTAGTCTTATCAAAACCTTTATCATTGAATACGAAGAACTCTTCTATCTTAGAAACCCTTTCTATCTTAGTCTTTGGGTCTCTTTCCTTCTCAATGTTTCTAACCTTCTTAATCTTAATAGGGTCAATATTTCTCAAGTCCATGATACCAGCTTTTGGTTTTTTGCCGTCCACGACTTTATGGAAGTATATCCTTCCATCCACGTACCATTTTCTGAATAATTCATGAGAGTTCTGATTGAACTTCATCATTGATAGGATGCTACTGAACTCGTCTTGTACCTTGTTTTTGATACTGTCAGAGAGTTTAACATCTCTGAGGTCGAGTGACACTATCCTATCGGAACTATCCGATGTGATACACTCATTAATAATGTCTTCGATAGCAGAGTCACACTCTGGCACCAAAGATATTTCACGGTATCGTCTAATGAGTTCTGCCTCATTTTTGATACCACCTTCCATATCGATGTAAGCACCGTATGCTCCACCCGATATAAAACCGCTCTGTTGTTGTATGACTGGCGTACCGTCATCATCAACTGGGGGTACAAATGATGGAGATGAGGGCATCTCCTTCGTTCGTAATTCATCCTTTTTACGGGATATTTCAAATCCTAATATTTCCATAACTATATTTATACCACTCCAAAAGTGGTTTTTTTCTCTTTAATTAAAGGACTCTTTCCCAATGAGAGAAAGCTATTTCAACTGTAAATTCTTCTAATGCATCGACTGTTTCATAACTTAATGCTATTTCACCGATGTTTTTAGGGAACATGTTGAAGAACTCGTATCTCGCTAGAACTGAGTCATCTTTGTTTAACTGTTCTACAAATCCTCTAGATAATAAGTAATCTAAAGTTGTAGAGCCTTCACCACTATCCATTGCTTGGATTTCCATCTGCCATGCTTCAAGAGCAGTTCTTGCAGAGAATTCCATATCATTGATGATAGTAACTGACCAGTCTGCGAAACTTCTTTCACCTGCCAGTTTTAGAACCATTCCTCTAAAAGGAACTGGTGTTTCACTCAAGGTTGCAGCTGGAATGTTTGCACCCTTACACATGAACTCGATATTGTTTCCAGCTCTTGGTAAGAATACTCTAAAACGGTTTGCTCTTGGGCCACCACCGATTAGTTGTGCTTTAAATTGGTCTATTGTTGCCATGTTTTATACTCCTTAAACTGCGCCATAGATTTCACTAAACTCAACACCCGACCTTGCAGCCACGAAGTTAAGAGTGATAAAGTTAATACTTCTAGCAGGTTTAACAAAGATAGAACAAACGAATTCGTTTCTATCAATGACACTATCAGTGTTGTTTGTTTCGTCACAAACTACTGAAAAGTCTACTAGTCCTCTTCTGTTTTTTACATCTCTTAGGAAAGGTTCTACTGCAGCTCTAAATTGTGCTCTTGTGAATGCATCGTTGAATTCAAAGAGTTGTGCTTTCGCAGCTGTTGATATTGCCTTCTCTAATACTATGAATAATCTTCTGACATTAATTCTATCAAATGCTGATGGAGAACTTAATGCTGTCTTATCACCGTAAAGAATTGTTCCTTGGCCTGGGAATGTTACTACTGGATTAACTCTTGCTCTGTACAAGTCATCTCTAGATGCTTGTGAAGGGTTAAACGCAAGTTTAGTAATTCCTAGGTACTGTCCTCTTGAGAATCCTGCTGGTGAGAACCATGCATCTCTAAGTAGGTCAGACCTTGCCATTATGCCTGCTGTATGTCCGTTAGCAGGTACGTAACAGTACTTATCGTTGTATCTGTCGTACTGATATGTCCAACCGCTGTCGATTACGGCATATGAACTTGAAGACATAGTGTTAGCAGTGGTTATAACGTTACTTGATTGTGTTGACTCTGAAGTAACACCAACAACGTCTGCACGTCTTGGTGACATAACTGCGACACAATCTTTTCTTGATTCTGCAATCATTACCGCTTGATTAGAAAGTGTAGTCCAGTCTGCAAGAATGTCTTGGTCTGTTCCACTTCCATTATCAGTTCTTGAAGAACCTACGATTAGGAAAGATATATCTGTTGTTTCACCATCTTTGAAATGAGTTACCCATGCACCGTACTTCTGAGCTGCTGTTGCAGTTCTTCCGTTGGCACCATTTGCTAGGGATGTAGTCTCTGGCAATGTAGGTCTTCCGAATGCTTTGCCTGAAGTAGCAGATATTGCATGAGTTCTGTTTTCATTTGCAGTGTTTACCATTGCAGTTGAATGGAATGTCCAATATATGTACTCTGATTTATTTGCTATTACTTTTTTGTAATAGTTAGTCTCACCACTTGCATCTTTTGCGTCTGACGCAAGAGAAACAAATCCGTAAGTTTCTAAAATTGAATGTCTAACACCACTGATTGCACCGTCTTCGTCGGATACAACAACGTGAATCTCGTCAGCAACTCCACCCGCTGCAGTTGCAGAAGTAGATGTGCCAGGAGCTTTATCGAATGATGCAAAGAATTCCCAGTATCTATTTACTGCAGAACCATTAGCAACTGTTGCAATTAGACCTGTCCCTGTAGGTTGACCTAATGCTTCGATTGTTATAATGTCTGTGTTGATTGCAGTAACACGATATTGTTGTGTTACAGCAGCGAATGTTATGATGTCTCTGACTTTTAATAATGCTCCACCACCACTCGCAAGAGTGATTAGTGTTTGACCAGCTGCTTCTTCAGCACCTGTTGTCGTTGCAGCGTCATTGTAATATGCATCGGGTGATGTACATACAGAAACTTTTAATGAATTACCTAAGACGCCAGGGCATCGTGCAATCCATTTTCCTACTGTTGAACCTAGAGCGCCTGTTTCATAAGATGCGACGTAAGTGTCGTTGTTCTTAAGAAGTGATGTAGTAGAACCACCAGCGTTTGCACTAAACAAACCTGTAGTTCCGACTCTAACGACTCTTAATGATGAACCATATCTTAAAAATGCTTCTGCTGAATAAAAGTCTTCTGCTCCAGCATTGGTATTAGCTGGTTCTGAGAACTCTTCTACTAAAGCCTTTGTGTCTGAAACTGTCTTAACTTCATCAACAGGGCCCCATTGGAATGAACCAGCGAAAGCACCAGTTGTGCTTGATACTGCTGGTACAACATTTGTAAGGTCAACCTCTTTGACCTGTACGCCTGGTGATACTTGAAATGCCATACTTTTTCTCCTGTTAATGTAAAAAGTTGTTTACTGTTTTATTTATAACTTTTAATTTCCTATTAAATGGCACTAAGGCCATCACATGTTTTTGTGATACCATCTATCACCTTCCTTATCCACAAATGAAGATTCTTGAGGACTTCCCTCTCCGAAGACTCCTGCTGGTAGCAAATCGTCTTGGATTATCTTCTGTTGTTCGGCATACAACAAGTCTTTAACTTGTGTATCGGTTAAGTGATAGAAGTATTCTGTAGTGATAAACCAACTAAACAGGACAATATTCATTACCATGTCGTCGTGATAACCTCTATCAGCTTCGAAACTTGTACCTTTATTTATAAAGGTCATGAGCTCGGTTATTGTAGGCCTATCCACTAACTCTAATCTGTGTTCTTCTAACAATTCTTTCATTGTTGAACAACCGATTCGTTTAATCTTTCTTGACATCGTAACTCCGATGTCGGCTGCACTTGCAAAACCTTGGGTAAAAACGTTCTCATACTCAATGTCATAGTGCAATTGATTAGCAACCATAGCACCTTCATTATTATTTTCAATTATTACAATTGGTTTATTATAAGGTGTTACAAACTTATTTATAATATCGGGGAAGAGAAGGGGACTTATCATGTTATCTCTATACACAGCCACCTGTTTAAAGGGTTGTATGGAGACATCAAAGATTGTGAACGTACTCCAATCCATCCCCCTACCCTTTGCAACATCGACTGTTACTATGTATTCATGACCCTCTACTGGTTTATCATACATCGTAAACCCATCTCTCACCCATTCACCGTCTATTGCTTTCATTTCCAATAGGGTGTTACTATTAATAAGAGTATTACCAGTTCCTAAGAACGAGTTACCATACTCTTGTTCAAACTGTGCTTCGGA